TAGGTTCACGACAGCAGATAGGGAGATACCTACAATACTTTGGCTGGAAGCCACAACAGTTCACTGAGACAGGACAGGCCATCGTAGATGAGGCAGTGCTAAGTAAGGTGACAGGTATACCACAAGCGTCATTGATAGGTGAGTACCTAATGATACAGAAGCGTATCGCACAGGTACAAAGCTGGCTAGACGCAGTTAAGGACGATGGTAGAGTACACGGGTACGTTAACCCCTGCGGAGCAGTGACGGGCCGCATGACCCATTCTAGTCCCAACATGGGGCAGGTTCCAGCAGTCTACTCACCCTACGGCAAGCAGTGTCGTGATGTGTGGACAGTACCGGAAGGTTACAAGCTGGTAGGTATGGATGCAAGCGGGCTTGAGCTACGTATGCTGGCTCATTACATGAACGATGAGGGATACACAAATGAAATACTCAACGGAGATATACACACGGCAAACCAGTTGGCTGCGGGCCTTGAGACTAGAGATCAAGCAAAGACTTTCATCTACGCTTTTCTTTATGGGGCCGGAGATGCCAAGGTCGGAAGTATCGTTGGAGGAACTGCAAAGGATGGCAAGAGACTTAAAGAAAAGTTCCTTGCAAATACGCCTGCTCTTGGAGAGTTACGAACACGAGTTGGAATGGCGGCTACAAGAGGCTATGTTTATGGCTTGGATAGGAGAAGGATCACAATACGATCAGAACACGCTGCATTAAATAGCCTATTACAGTCAGCAGGCGCGATAGTAATGAAGAAAGCGTTGTGTTTGCTTGACGAGTATGCTATACTATGGGGTATAGACTATAACATATTGGGGAACATACACGATGAAATCCAGACAGAGGTCAAGCAAGAGAGAGCAGAGGTTTTCGGAAGGTTGGCAACAAGCTGTGTTGAAGCTGCCGGACTGTACTACAAACTCAACTGCCCTCTCGCAGGAGATTACAAAGTTGGAAACACATGGGCAGACACACACTAAACACCAGTGTTATTCCTGCGGAGTATCGTTAAGTTCAGGAGATAACTGGGCACCTTCTATGTCTGATAGAGGACAGAGGATGTGCAAAGGATGTTTTAATGTTAAGCATAACAAAAAAAATGGGCCTACCAGAATGTATGTTAACGGTAAGTACATTCCAAAGACACACCCACTGTACAAGTCAGGACGTTACAAAGGGTTTGAGGATGCAGCCTTCAGCTCCCTTGAGAACTTCAAGGACAACCCACAGGGTCAGGTGTATATAATCACGAACCCTGCGTGGGAAGGTTGGGTAAAGGTAGGCATGGCAGTAGATGCAGATGATAGGGCTGGTGGTTATCAAACATGCTCACCCTACAGGGACTACGAGATAGCATACGTTGTAGATACAGAAGACCGTAGAGCAACAGAAGCAGAAGCACATAGAAGGTTAGGTGATATCTTTGAACAACGGAACGAGTGGTTCAAGTGTGACGTAGAGATAGCTAAACGCTGGGTAGATTCAGTGATTGGAGATTACGATGAAGAAAGGTAAACCCTTTGACAAATGTTTTATTGATGCTGATTCCCTTATCTATCGCATAGCTATGAAGGGCATTAGTTTAGAGACAGCTAAGAAGTATTATGATGAGGAGATAGAGAAGATAGGCTGGGACACTTGCAGTAGTGAAGTGTTCGTAGCTGTCAAAGGCTCAGGTAACTTTCGTTATGAGATAGCTGAAGATTATAAGAACAACCGCAAACAACAAGGTGAAAAAGACCCTGATCCTAGGCTTACGAAAAGGCGTAAGGCAATCAACGAGTACGCCTATAGCTTAGGCCACCATAAGTCAGACGGGTGTGAGGCAGATGATATAGTAAGCATCTGGGCGCAGGAAGCATTGGACGCTGAAGAACACTTTGTCATTGCTCATATAGATAAAGACATTGACATGGTGGAAGGTTGGCATTATAACTACAACAAAAAAACTTTATACCACACAAGTAAAGAACAAGGTCACTACAGGATGTGTTTACAAATGCTTACTGGTGACTCTACTGATAAGATTCAAGGGATTGTAGGTGTAGGTATTAAGACAGCAGAAAAGCTATTGGATGAAGTCCCTGCTGTTGAGATGATAGGTAAAGTACAAGAGGCTTGGGAGAAAGCACATCCTGATGACTGGAACGAAAGGTTAGAGGTTTGTTGGAACTTGCTGTACATGAGGCGTAACTGGGACAGCTTCCACAGACTGACTATAAAGGATGAACTCAATGGCATCTTTTAGATCAGGACTGGAGAAGAAGTTATCAGAGAAACTAGACGGACAGTACAAGTTTGAACCTTACGGACTGCCCTATACCACACACAGGAAGTACCTACCGGACTTCGTACACGAAGACAAGGCAGTGCTGATAGAGTGCAAAGGTTTCTTTAGAGTAGGTGACACACAGAAGTACAAGGCAATCAAACAATCCATGCCGGAGTGGGAGATAATCTTTGTGTTGTCAAACCCTAGCAAGAGGGTACGGAAAGGTGGTAAGATTACAATGGGTGAGTGGTGCGACAAGGAAGGCTTTAAGCATTACACACTTGACACATCTAAAGAGATGACCAAGTACATCAAAGGGAAGAAAGTATGAAGGCTCTTACTCTTGAAGAACTTAAAGAAAGATTATTAAAATACCTAGATCAAGACTTGATGTGTGAACTGTTAGATGTTTCAACGCATGATCTAATAGAAGCTTTTGAAGGTAGAATAATTAGAAACTTTGATAGAATTGCAGAGGATTTTGAAGATGAGTATTAATGACGCAACAAGATTTGAATGGGACAGAGCAACCAACAAGACAGGACTAGAGCCTTGGGCTACAATGGCTGAAGAAGAACAAGAAGACATGGTAGGTGCGCCCAAGCATTACAACACAGGCAACATAGAGTGTATTGATGCAATAGAGGAGTCCATGTCCAGTGTTGCATTCAAGGGCTACCTCAAAGGCAATTGCATGAAGTACCTGTGGCGCTATGACTACAAGGGCAAGCAGGTAGAGGACTTACAGAAAGCAGGTTGGTACTTACGTAAATTAACAGAGATGGTAACAGAGGAGAACACATAATGGATCAGTATCAACAGTTTATACACAAGAGCAGATACGCACGATGGATACCTGAGGCAGGCAGACGTGAGACATGGGAGGAAACAGTACAACGCTACGTAAACTTCTGGACGGAACGTGGACAGATAGATGACAAGGTAGCTAGTAAACTGTACAAGGCTATACATAACCTAGACGTTATGCCGTCCATGCGCTGCATGATGACAGCAGGAGTAGCATTAGACAAGGACAACGTAGCAGGCTTCAACTGTAGCTACCTAGCCATTGACTCACCGCGCAGCTTTGACGAGCTGATGTATGTCCTGATGTGTGGTACAGGTGTAGGCTTCAGTGTTGAACGTAACTTCATCACCAAGCTACCTGTCATTGCAGAGACATTCCACAAGACTGACAGCACCATTGTCGTGTCGGACAGTAAGATAGGGTGGGCCTCTGCATTCCGTGAGCTTATCGCTATGCTCTACGCAGGTAAGATACCTAACTGGGACATGAGCAAGGTACGTCTGTCCGGTGAGAGACTTAAGACCTTCGGTGGTAGAGCCAGCGGCCCTGAGCCTTTGATTGATCTGTTCAACTTCTGTGTTGAGAAGTTCAGCAAGGCAGCAGGACGCAAGCTGACCAGCATTGAGTGTCACGATGTTGTGTGTAAGATTGCTGACATTGTAGTTGTAGGTGGTGTTAGACGTTCAGCATTGATCAGCCTGTCTAATCTATCTGACCCACGTATGGCTAAGGCCAAGTTAGGTAACTGGGGGGAGCTGGAAGGACAGCGTAGACTAGCCAACAACAGCGTAGCGTACACAGAGAAGCCAGACTTTGAGTCATTCCTGTCAGAGATGCAGACAATGTACGAGAGTAAGGCAGGTGAGCGTGGTATCTTTAGTCGTGTAGCAGCACAGAAGATAGCAGCACGTAACGGACGTAGAGATGCAGAGCAGGACTTCGGTACTAACCCATGCTCAGAGATCATCCTACGTAGTAATCAGTTCTGTAACCTGTCAGAGATTGTTGTCCGTGAAGATGACACACTCAAGACACTGAAGGCTAAGGCAGAGATTGCGTCCATCATAGGTACGCTACAGGCTACGCTAACAGACTTTAGATACCTGCGTAACATATGGAAAAGAAACACTGAGGAAGAGGCATTGCTGGGCGTTAGCATGACAGGTATAATGGATCACTACCTGCTGAGTAAGGGAGAGTCAAAGGACTTGTCGAAGTGGCTAGAGGAGATAAGAGATGTTTGTGTGGAGACTAATAGAACTTGGGCTGCAACGCTGGGGATTGCTCAATCTGCTGCTATTACATGCGTTAAGCCAAGTGGTACTGTTTCTCAGCTTGTCGATTCTGCTTCTGGCATCCATCCTCGCTTCTCTGAGTATTACATTCGCAGAGTACGTAGTGACAACAAAGACCCGCTTGCAGTCTTCATGTCCAACATGGGCTTCCCTGTGGAACAAGACCTGATGAGTCCATCGTCATCTGTGTTTAGCTTCCCTGTGAAAGCACCAAGCACTAGTGTGACGGTCAAACAAGTAGGAGCAATGCAGCAGCTAGAACTTTGGAAAGCATATCAGAACCACTGGTGCGAACACAAACCAAGCATCACTGTTTATTATACTGATAGCGAGTTCTTGCAGATAGCTCAGTGGATATGGGATAACTTCGACTTGTGTAGTGGTATTAGTTTGTTGCCATTTAGTGATCATGTATATCAACAAGCTCCGTATGAGGACATCACTGCTGAGAAGTACAAAGAGTTAGTAGCAGCAATGCCAGTGGATGTTAAGTGGACTGACCTAGAACAGTACGAGAAGGAAGACAACACGACAGGTAGTCA